CCGTGAATTGTACGTCTGACAAATCAAAAACAATGCTTCTCGTGTCGTTTTCATATTGATTTGATATTTTTACTGAATTAGGAAAAACACTTCTGTCATTGCAAATTTTAATCATTTATTCACCCCCTAGGCTGTTCGTTTCCACATATAGCAAGTAAAGAATGGTGGGGTAATATCAATTTTCTTAGTGATATATCCTCCGTTCCCTTGTTCTTCATTTAATAGCACTTTTCCGCCGTATCCCGGCCCAATAGATGTAGTTCCTTGACTATTAGCAGAGGTTAGCAATTGTAAGTCGTATGTTAATGCTCCACCAGTTAATTCGGCAGTATTAAACTTAGGATTACTTGAATCAACACCAAATAGAGTTTCTCCTTTGGCGATAGCTTGCCATTCTGTCCCGCTCCAAATCGTGCTAGGATCAGTGTCATTTGTTGAAATGTAAATATCACCAATTTTGTGCGGGCAATAACTTGCCAAAGCGTTTGAAATAGCTTGAATGAGTTCTGTGTTAGTTGTATATTGAATAGCTGCAACTCCACCCAGTTTGTTAGCATTTCCTACTGCAGTTGTGCCGTTGATAATATTATTAACACTATCCTGTACCGCTTGGATTTCAGCTTTTTTCGGCACATTGTTTGTTAGAAATGTATTAACATATGCTTCGACTATTTGTTGCCATTCGTCAGTAGATGGAGGCAGTGGGGTAATAGTTTTGATGCTTGTATTAATTTTATAAACAACCGGAGCTAATACCACATTTTCATTTCCGCTTGTTAACGTAAAAGCAATTGCTAAATATCCAGGCTGATCAAGAACCGAGCTAGGAACAGCAAAAGTTCCATCGGGATTAACTGATATTGTGCCTCCTGCGTTTAAAACGTCGGCACATTCAATAATTTTTGTATCGTATACACTTGTACTTGCAGACACACTATATCCTGGAAAATTAACATCGTCCTGTATAAACTGTAATTCAATATTAGAACTGAACTGTGCAGGAATAACAGTTGTATCAGCTGTAAGCTCTAATTTGTTCTGCGTGATTGTTGAAAATATCATTAACTCACCCCTTTTAATCTGTTTATTTCTTCTTTTAATTCCTGTACACACTTAATCAGTGCATTTACTATATTTTGATAATCAACTGCATAATATCCGTTTTTATCCTGATGTAAAAACCACTTTGAAAAATCCATATCCGCATAATCGTTTGCAATTATACCAATTTTGTTTTTATCACCGTTGATATAGTCAAATGACTTAATATCTAGCTGATAAATAAAATCACTATCAATGTCATTAATATTTGTTTTTAAACGTTTGTCTGACTGATTAATAATTGAATGTCCATTCATGTTTAAGTTTTTAAAGATATCAACTTCACCATTTCCAACAAGAATATATCCATCCACCGTAGTATTAGTCGAATCAGTAGCGACACCAATTGCAACAGATTTACCGAGTGCCGCCTGTAGTACGGGCCCATCATTTCCGCTTGTTAATTGTCCAACATATGAGCCGTTTTGAAATGAATAAATAGCTAAACCACCGTCGTATAACTTCATACCAATAAACGCTGTATTTTCATTATACGTCGATACACTTCCTTCTACTGAATCCATGATAATACCTGCCCGACTTCCGGTTGATATAGACGTACTGTCTAATGTCCACCCACCAATTTGTCCGAGCTCAGCCATAATTTGAACCCCTTGTAATATTCCTGATGTGATGTAATCTGCATTGAATGAACCGTCTAATGTCCACGCAGTAAAAAACGGTCCTTCTGCACCGTTTGCGCTAAATCCGATACCATTACGATTTATGCGCAATACGTTTACTGCTTGCTCTTTGTCAGGATTATCTAGAAAATATAATTCGCTCGGTAATCCAGCATCATTGAAACCATATTGCATATTACCACCAGCACCACCAGTAATAAGATTTGTTTGATTTTTAACAATTGCCATAAATCTGTCGGTATTTTGCTGATTCATTTGTGACAGTTCTCTGTCCGCAGTGGAAACCTGATCGGTATTTCTTTTGATAATAGTATCAAGTGTAATTGCACTATCTTCCGGCTTTAAGAAATTTGTTTCTTTTTTCTTGATAGTGAAGTTCTGATCTAGACCATGCGGAGCAGAAACAACAGGAACACTCATTCCTAAATCGAGAAAATTGATATCAACATTGAGCATCCCTAAATCAACCGCACTAACTTCGATTGACCATGAAGCAGTGATATTTTCCTGTAGAAATTCTTGCCCTTTTGTAAGCAAATTTTGTGGCAGTGTTACATCTTCCCATGTATTAGTACCGTAAATGTATCCGAACAGATTAACGGCCGTCTGATCAATAATGTAGTCTTTTCCATCGTTGACACTTTCAATTGTTAACGGCAATGAAGTTTCTTCGTTCGTTGCACCTAAAGGAATTAATGCAGTGATGATATTTTCAGCACTAATTCGCTGACTTATATCTAATATATTTTTTTGAAATTCAATTGTTTGCGATGATGTTGTGCCATATTCTTCTAAGTAGTCTAAATATCGCACTCCATTTTCAACTCTAACAACAAGATATCCACCTAATCTATTGACTAGTTTTTCTTGCAAAACAGTTAATGTATTTGAATAATCATTATCAATACGATACACGTTATCTGTTGAATTTGTAACAGTCACCATTCCAACTTGAAACTGTTTCTGTTCCTCGACCTGTGAATTGTGCTGATTAATCAAATATGTAAAGTACTGTAATATCGTCATATCCTGTGTCGTCACAGGTCTAACAATACTATCTAACAGATATGCCAACGATCCCTCACATGTAAATGTGCGATTGTTCAAAATATCGTTGTCCGTATACAATACACGCCCCTCAAAAATTAAGACGTCGTTACGATATAATTCGATAACCGACGTCATTTTGTTAGGTATATTGTAATTAGGGTTAAATGGGGGCAAGCTAAATTCTAATGTATTTGTTGTGTTAACCTGTTCAGTTAATTTGATAGCAGTCGCTTTGTATTGATCTGTCGTACTATCAAAAAGTGTTTGTCCATCACAAAATAACTGCAGTTTCATAATTTACTCACCCCATCAGCATTAGTTTTTAACGGTAGACACGTTATAGTAAAAGAAATCGTTGCATAGTTCCAGTTAGGATGCTCATTTGTATTTACAGCAACTCTGCCCTGATAATTCCATTCGCTATCACTAACAAAAGACAACGAACAATATTGGCCATGCATAATATTTAGTATATCATCCATGATTTTTTGCCAGCATGGTGTCGATTTCATCAGTTTGCAGTTAATATTGATAGGTCTTTGTTTGTATGTAGGCGTACCAAAATACTCGGTATAATCATACACAACGTTAGAATAAGGTATTTCCTGAAATGTTGTTTTTGTTTCCGGAATACCGATTGTATAGTTTTCAATTTTAAGATGATAGTCGGACAATTTAAAACTGTTCGTCCCAATTGTAAACTGCATATCTTCTGTCATATACCATAACGCCCCTTTCTTGTTGTAATAATTCCCATGTTCTGATCGACTGCACCTGTGACACTATAACCAACTAATTTACCATCAAGATAAATAGGTATACTAACGCCAGCCATCGCCTCAGCTAATAGTGCATAATCAATGGATTCAGCACTAATGAACTGATTCGCATTGATCATTCTTTCAATCCCTGCAATACCACCTAATGATCTTAATTTAGCATTTTCTTCTTTTGTTAAAACTGCTTCACCATAGTCCAAATAGGCAGGGAAAAAGTCACTTGGTACAAAATCCATACCTACTTTTAAGCGAGGTATTGTAGGAATATTAATTCCTTTACCCCCAATTTTTGGAACCCAATCAGGTATTTTTATTTTGTTTAATCCTTTTATAAATCCGTTTATAATATCGATTATAAAATTGATTGGTTTTTTAAAAATCTCTCCAAGTGCATTTACAATGTTTGAAAAGATATTTTTAATGCCATTCCATGCTATTTTCCAATTTCCTGTAAACACGCCTGTTATAAATTGTATTAATCCTTTTAGAATTCCAATCACATTGCCTATGATGCTTTTTGCATCGGCTGCAGCTCCGTTTAGTACTTCGCCAAAAACAGAGCCTAACAGTTGAATAACTGGTATAGCTAAATCAGCAATCAAACTAATTAATGGCGTCAATGCCTGAATTATTTCTAATATCGGGGGAATCAATGCTCCCAGCACTTCTGCCACAACAGGCAGTAACGCCTGCATAACTGGAAGTATGGCTGTAATAAGTTGACTTAATAAAGGTATTAGCATTTCACCTAATGGAAGTAATAACAATTCTAATTGTCTGGTAAGAGCTTCAAACATAGAACCTAAATCGTCGTATTTTACCGATTTAATTGTGTCCATTGCATCAGCGGTTCCATAAGCTCCTTCTTCGATGTCTGCTAAAGAACCGATTACTTGTGGGCCTAAATCTTCCCACATGGTACCGAACAAGTTAACTCCTGCTAGGTTCTGATCCATTGGATCTTTAACTTTCATTAACGCTTCAACCGTCTGATTAAAGGCTTCTTTTGCACTGTCTCCGCCTTTTGCAAATTTTTCCGCCATTTTGTCGGCATCAAGTCCGATTTTTTCAAATCCTTCTTTTGTGGTGTCGCTTCCGTCAACTACACGTATACTAAATTCTTTTACTGCGTCACCGACTTTATCAACTGAAAATGCTCCGTTATCCGCTCCTGCTTCTAACATTTTAAACATATCGTCAGCACTAAATCCTAGTTTGCTAAACTGTACACTATATTCGTTTAATACATCGAGTAAATCACCATTTTTATTAATGTTTGATTGTGCGCCATTAGCAATTAAATTCATCGCCGCTTGTCCGTCAATACCAAAATTATCCATCATGTTTTTAGCTGTTCGGACTGATTCAGTTACATCAAAATCAAATGTATCTCTTAGCGCAAAAGCACTTTCAGTTAAATTCTGCAAAGTAGCCTCATCAAGATCACCTAACTGCTTCTTGACTTCGCCCATTGCAGAAGCAATATCCATGAAATCATCACCATAGTTATTGCCGTAAATATTTTTTAATACATCTTCATATTTTTTCAGCTCGTCTGTCGATGTTCCTGTGCTAGAAGCAAACTGATTCATTGCTGTATCAAATTGAGTCGCATCCGACACAGCTTTAGCGGTTACCGCTGCAATTCCTGTAATAGCTCCTGCAGCAGTAAGACTTGTAAAAGATATTCCGATCCCTTCTGCTGCGGCTTCAAAAGCATCTTGCACGCCGATAGAAGTATCTTTACTGTCGCTTTTTATTTTTTTATTAGCATCTTTATTTGCATCGACAATCTTATTGCTTTGTTTTTCAAATTCTGTCGTTGTTTCTTTATATGTTTTTTTCTGCTCATCGGAAGTTTTCTTGCTCCCATTTTTTATCTCGCTGTTTACATCTGTTAAATCTTTCTTAACTGAGCTTTTATCAAGTTCGACCTTGTAAACAACTTTACCATCTGCCATGTGCTCACCTCTTTTCGGCCATAGCTTTTAATTTTCCAAACAAACTTCCTAAAGTTTCCTGTATTTCTTTTTCGCGTTCTTCTTGTGTCAATTCAAGCTGATACTCTGCTTTTAATTTCAACAGATTGCTAATATATTCGCTGTTGTATTTATCAGCAGCAGGAATTGGTCTTGTTCTAATGTCGATAATCTGCATGATTTTAGTGTCTTGAGGTAATCCCT